AGAGCTACATTGTCGGGGACAGGATCATCAACCCGGTGGGTACGACTTTCGACGCAAATACCGGCGGATCAGTCAGGGGCGCGACCATTGCTTCTGACAAGAGGAACGTATACCTGCTGACCGGAACCACAAACGGAGTAATGGTCAACAACAAAGCGGCGAGCAACTTTTACGAACTCGCGTCTGCTGGAAGCTGGCAATTCCAGGCTTTCATTAAGCGGGGTTGGTAAATGACTCTATCCCAACAAATCCACACCATCGCGCAACTCCCCTCGGTGAACATCCCAACTACCGGCGCGTCGCTCACCACTCTCGCGTTCGCGTTCCTCGAAAAGATCCACGGCCCGATGGCGACCATCGGCGTGATCCTCGGCGCCGCGTGGGTCGCGCTGCAAATCTATCTCGCCGTCGAGAAGCGCTGGTTCCGGAAGGATAAGTAGATGGCCGCAACGGCCTTGACTTGGCTCCAGATCATCAATCGCGTCCTCGTCCGGCTGCGAGAGTCGACTGTTGCCGCGAACAATACGTCCGACTACAGCACGCACATCGGGCAGGTGGTCAACCAGGTCAAGACCGAGATCGAGGAAGCGTTCCAGTGGAACACGCTCCGCGACACGTACACGATCCCGATGGTCGTCGGCACCACCAGCTACACCTTCACGGGCGCCGGCCCGGCGGCGGTCGTCATCGACGGCTGGAACACGACGCGCCAGTATGAGTTGTGCCGCGGCACGAACTACGAGTTCAACCAGCGCTACTTCGGCGTCGCGACGGTCCAGACCGGACCCGTCACCGAGTACATTCCGGCGGGCACCAGCGCCGACCATGATCTGAAAATCGACGTGTGGCCGAAGCCGGACAACACGGACACGCTGACCTTCACGATCTACAAGCCGCAGGCCGATCTCGCCGCTGACGGCGACGTCCCGCTCGTCCCGCAGAACCTGCTGATCGAGGAAGTCGTCGCGCGCATGCTGTCCGAGCGCGGCGACGAGGGTGCGCAGCCGATGACGCCTGGGCAGACCTTCATCCGCATGGACCTGCTCTCCAGCGCGATCGCGCGCGAGGCCGGGCACACGTCGGACGAGCAAGACTGGGTGGTGGAATAGCGATGGGCGTGCTGAAAAGCGGCACCTACTCGCGGCCCGGCGCGTCCGGCATCTCGACGCAGGATGACATCGCCGTCGACGAGACGATGCGGCGCTTCAGCGGCGAGGCGACCAACTTCGTGATCGACAGCACGGGCAAGCTGTGCTCGCGCGAAGACTTCGCGCTGCAGACCGCTGGCTTCGCCGGCACGCTGCAGACGCTCTACACCCACCGCCTGAACACGGGCGAGGAGACGATTCTCAGCGCCGGCGGGGGCGTCGTCTACAGCGGCATCAGCGCGCTCACGTCCCGGTTCGACTACCGCGCGGGCAGCCAGATCGTCGACGTCGGCGGCGCGAAGACCGTCGCGACGGCCACGGGCCTTGCGAACGGCGCCACGGTGTACACCTACACGATCGTCGTGGACGGCGGCGGTACGCAGACGATCAGCATCATCGGCAGCGCGGCGCAGACGTACGCCGACCTGATTACGCAGATCAACGCGGACATCACCGGCGCGACTGTTGCGCTCGTCGGCGGCAACCTGAAGTTCACCAGCGCCTCGACCGGCGCGTCGAGCAGCATCGCCCTCACCGCTGGCGGCGGGGGCAGCAACCTGCTCACCACGCTCACCAGCTTCGTCGCCGTCCGCACCGCAACAGCCGGCACAGTCACGAACGACAACTGGCAGTTCGCGTCGCTGTCGGGCAAGATTTTCCTTGCGCAGAAGAACCAGGCTTTCACCTGCCTGAACGAGTCGACGTACGACGTTGAGTCGATCGTCGCGCAGCCGTGGACGACCGCGCCGAACGTGGTCATCGCGGCCGCCGGCCGACTGTGGGCCGCGGACGACGAGGCGGGTGGCAATCGGTACACCGTGTGGTGGTCGGACCTGCTGAACGGCAAGGCGTGGACCAGCGGCGACGCGGGCAGCCTGAACGTGCAAAACGCGTGGCCTGACGGCCAAGACGCGATCGTCGCACTCGTCTTCATGTCGGGCCGACTGCTGATCCTCGGCCGGAACAGCATCCTGCTCTACACGCTCCCGGCGAGCCAAGACCCGGCCGAGATGGAACTGACCGACGTCATCCGCGGCCTCGGGTGCCGGGCGCGCGACAGCGTCGTGGTCGCCGGCGGCGACGTGTACTTCCTCGCCGACGACGGCGTCTACAAGATTCCGAAGCTGGCACAGTCGATCTCGCTGCTGAACGTGCCGGTCAAGATTTCGAAGATGATCGCCGACGACGTGCTCACCACGTACTCCGCCGAGACGATGGCGACGGTGCGCGCCGGGTACTACCCGAAGGAAAAGTGGTACGTGCTGAACGCCCCGGTCGCGAACACGACGTTCTGCTGGCATCTCGATCGCGTCCTCGCCGAGCCCCTGCTGGTGCCGGCTGTGACGACCTGGACGAACACGTCCGTCCCGTTTCGTGGTTTCTGCTACGATAAGGATGGGAACTGGTACACCGCGATGGCGAGCGGGGTGGGCAAGTACGGCGGCTACACCCCGGACGGCGCGGGCAACGCGTATTCGGTCGGCTGGTGGACGCTGTGGGACCACTTCGACGACGAGACGCGGTTCAAGCATCTCAAGAGCTACGCGATGACGCTCGAAGCGGCGTCGGGGCAGACGGGCACCTTCCGCTGGCAGACCGACTACCTGACCGGCGTCACGAACACTTCGAACTTCACCTGCAGCGCGGTCGAATTCGCTGAAGACCCGGGCCTGGGAGTCGTCAAGGGCCAACTCGGGCGCTCGTGCAACATCGTGCGCTTCGGGTTCACCGCCGTCATCAACGGCAGCAAAATCACCTTGCACGCGCTGCGCACCTACGCCCAGCCGGGCAGCATCAAAATCAGGTAAGGGACCATGGCTCAATATAACCCGATCACCGGGATCACTTCCTACGCGCCGACCGCCGACGAGTTGGGCGCCGAGCCCATGGCCGCTGCATCCGTCGATACTGCGCCGGCTGCGCCTGCCGAGCCCATCGGCTCGTCCGGCGGAATGTTCAGCGCCCCCGCGCCCGAGTGGTACTGGGATGAATCGGCCAATGGCTGGCGCAGCATCGCGGACAACGAGCAGGTCATCGCGCCCGACGCGGTGTTCAACGGTATCCGCAAGTTCCAGCCGGAAATCCGCGACGAAGACGGCCGCGTGGACTACTCGAACCGCCCGTTCGCCGGCGGCAACCCCGCGTACCTGCAGATGGTGTGGGACTCGACTCCCGGCAACGGCTCGGCCAAGCTGAACGCGGTCGCCGCAACCGGCGTGGGCCTTCCTGCGGCGATCCAGTGGCTGCAGCAGGCCGGCGTCCCGCTGACGCAGGCAGACGTCGACTCGATCATGAACAGCGGCGAGACGATCGCCATGCAGCAGCACTTTCAGTCCCGAGCGGGACAAGGGCTGTTCGGGGGGATACTCGCGCCGGTTCTCGACGTGGCGGCCGATCTTGACTTTACCGGGCTCACGTCGCTCGCGATCGGCGACGCCAACCCGCAAGGGCTTCTCGGACTCCACCTTGACCCGCTCGCGGAAATCACCGGCACGCGGCCGGAAGAACTGGCGATGATCGGACGCTTGGGCGCCGGCACGCTAAACCCCGTGGTCGGCCTGGGCATGCAGGTAGCTCCGGCGGCAGCGGGCAACGCGGAATTCGACCCGCGCCAGATCGCGCAGAACACGGCGATCAGCGCGGGTACGGGCGCTGCGATCGGTGCGGCCGCTCCGTACGTCAGCGACTGGTTCGACAACATCAAAAAGTTTTTCGGCTCGGACTTCAATCTCGCCCCGGCTGATGCAGAAGAAATTTACAGCGCGGCGCTCGAAGGTGCGGAAGGGCTCGGCGGCGAGGCGATGGGTGCGGAAGGTATCGGCGGAATGCTGCCAGTGTCGGCGCCGTCCCCACTGTACTCCACGCCGGCGCAGACCCGGTATTCGCTCGACGGCGACACCCCGCTGTCGTCCCAGCCTGCGATGACGACGTTCGGCGGCGACGGCCAGTTGCCATTCTCGACCCCGACGGCGTTCCTCGACGGCGGCCTCTACATGCCGACGGACGCCGAACTCGACGCGGCCGACGCGGAGAACCGTCAGACGCTGGAAGCCGGAGATCAGCCCACTCCGGAAGCGGCCGAGCCGACTGTGAGTCCGGAGCAGCTGAAGAAGTACGCGAAGATCGCACAGTCGCTCTACAAGGCGCTGGGCTCGGAGTCCCCCGGCGGAGTGCCGGAGGGCGCGCCACAACAAGGCGAAGACGTGACGGACGAGCAGTACGCCCAACAGCTGGTCGAGTACGCGAATCTCGACGCCGAGACGATGGCGGCGCAGGGGTTCGTCCCCGGCACGCAGGAATACTACGAGCACATCATGGGGCAGATGGATTCTGTCATCCACCAGGTGCTCGAAGGGATGGACGTCGATTCGGACGCCCTCGCGCAACAGCTGCGCACCAAGACCGACGAAGAACTCCGTGCCCTTGAGCGCGCGCTGTTTGTTCGCGGCCAGATGGAACAGTTGATGCGGTCGGGGACGTACACCGACCCTGCGACCGGGCTCGACGAGGAAGTGGTCGGCGAAGGGATGTTCAACCCGGGACGCGGCGCGTACCAGCGCGGACTGGCGCGCAACGTGAACGACCTTGGCCGCCTGCGCGGCGCTGACGCTCGCAAGTTTCTTGGCGACCTGACGAACCGGGACGTCGATTTCTACGGAATGCAGGGGCGCGCCGACGAGCGCGCACTGGATGAACAGTTCTTGCTCGAAGACGACCTGAAACGGCGCCGTCGCGGCATGTTCGGAGGGTATTAAAATGGCTGTCCAACCACAGTCGTCGTACGGCAATTTTTGGGAGAAGGCGGGCCAAGCCACGCCCGGGATGCTCAACCTAGGCGTCGGCCTGTGGGGCAACCGCGCCGGCCGCAAGGAAGGCGAAGCCAACCTAGCCGCCGCCCAAGGGCCGGAATACCAGGCCGCCATGCAAGCCTCTCAGGGCGCGCTGGCGCGCGCCGGGAGCATGGACCCCCAGGCGGCCGCCCAAGAGCGCTTCAACGCAGCCCAAGGGCTCCTGAAGGGCAAGGACGCGGACAGCGAAGGCGACCTGATGCGCATGCTGTACGCCAAGGGCATGCTCGGCTCGGCGTCGTTCAACCCGGGCGTCGAGGGCGTCACACCCAACGGCACAGCGATGAACCCGCAGATGGCGGCCTTCTACGCCGCGCGCAACGCGCGCGACGGCCGGATGGCCTACGACTCGCTCAACGAGGGCGAGGCGCAGATCGACCGGCAGGTGAACCGTTCGAACAGCCTTGCGCGGCAGGCCAACTACGGGCGAGACGCCGCCTTGCGCGCTCGTGCCTCGGTTCCATCCAAGGCAGCCGGCACAGCTGAACTGTTGAAGGGCGGGCTCGGGCTCGCCAAGGAGACCGGACTGTTGAAGGCGCTCCCCGGACTGTTCAAGGACGGGTACGACTGGCTCGGCGGCCAAACCGGCCTGTGGGGCAACAACTGGTTCACGTCCGACAGCGCCGACTCGATCGACTGGTAAGGAGCACGTATGGGAATGTTCGACGCGCTGGACCGCATTGACCGCGGGCAGCGGCAAGAGGATCAGGACGAGGAACGGCGCCTGCAGTTCATGGCGGGCAACCCGGACGCCGCGCGCGCCCGCATGTCGTACGAGATGGCGGGGCTCGCCGGGAAGGGGCTGGCGCAGGCCGGCTCGGCCATGGCTGGGCTCGATCCGCGATCGCGCACCGAGCGCGACGTGGACAACGTCACCGCGGCGAAGGCGGCAATCGCCGAACTGCCCGAAGTCGATCTCACGACCCCTGCCGGGGTGGACGCCTACTACAAGGGCGTCATCGGCGCGCTGCGCAAGCACAACCTGCCGGCCGAGGCGCACGCCGCGTCCGTCGAGTGGAACAAGGAGCGCAACGCCCTCACCGACCGCAACATTAAGCAGAAAGACCTAGACCGCAAGATCACCGATGACGCTCGCAAGCACGAACTAGGCGTCCTGCGCATCGCGTCGGCCGAGCAGATCGCGGCGGCCAAGAACGCGACCGCAGCGGACATCGCTGACGCGAAACTCACGGCGGCGCAGTTGCAAACCGGCCCGTTCAAGTCCGTGGACTATCAGGACCACATCGAAGTCATCAACCGCTTCGGGGAAGTAATCAGTTCCAAGCCGAAAGCGCAGAAGCCGCTGTCCGCCAAGGACCAAGGGAAGGCCGACGACGCCGAGACTGCGTCGCGCGCCGCCTACCAAACCGACATGCAGGGGCTGCAGACGGTCTACAAGGCCGCCGCGGACCTGTACAACAGTCCGGGGCTGGACGAACTGATCGGCAAGTGGACGGGTATCGCCGCCGAGCAGGGGCCGGAGAAGGGCGGACCGTTCCGCGAGATGTTCATCGCCCGGCTCGGGCCGCGCGGGCAGGAAGCGCTCGGACTGTTCCAGCAGGTGCAGGGCGCCTCGTTCATCAAGGCGTTGAAAGACCTGAAGGCGGCCGGCAAGGGCAGCACCGGCCTTGGCGCCGTGTCCGAAGTCGAGGGCAACAAGATTCAGGCAGCGAACGGCGCGCTGTTCCCCCGCCAACAGCCGGAGTCGTTCCGGCGCAAGCTGGCGGCTTTCATCGAGACCATCGAGGCGTCGGCGCACATCCTCGGCACCAAGGCCCAGGAAGACAAGATCGAGCCGATCTACCTGAACACCGTCCAGCTGACCGGACCCGGTCGCCGCGGTGCGCCGCCGGCGGAAGCCCCGACCACGCCACGTCCAGGCACAGGCGGAGCACAGTCGGGTGAGCCGACCGTGACGATGACGAAGGACGGGAAGACCCGCCAGGTCTACCGCTCCAAGGTCGAGGAAGCCAAGCGGCGCGGCTACACGGAGACCAAGTAATGACTCAGCAGCAACTGTCCTACGGCGAACGGAAGATGAAGGGTCACGTCGCGGACGTCCCCAACGCGCCGCTCGCCGAGGAGACGCCCGAGGAACGCGCCGCGCGCACCGCGCGCAACTGGGACGAGATCAAGAAGGCCCGGATCAACGCGCTGAAGGCGCGCGACCCGAAGGCCGTCGCCATCCTCGACGCCGAAGTTGCGGGCGGACGCGGCACGGACTTCCCGCACGACGCCAGCTTCGAGGATGACGCCGACGCCGACCTTGGCCCGCTGAAGCAAATCCCTGCGGCCCGCAAGCCGGCCCCGCGCGGCGCGCAGGCCGACGTGCGCAAGTCGGAGCCGTCGATGCACCTGATCGAGCAGGAAGCGGCCGAGCGCGGCTTCGAGCAGGCGAGCCAGGACTTCGTCGCGAAGACCGGCGGCGTGCTCAAGGACGGGAAGACTCACCGCCAGGCGGTCAGCGAGTTCTCCGGCCTGCGCGACCCGAAGGAAACACAGTTGACGGCCGAAGCGAAGCATGCGGCCGACACCGGCGAGCTTACCTACGGCAACAGCGTCGAGTTCAACGCGGTGAAGCCGCTCGCGGCCATCGCTGGCTTCGCTGCGAAAGGCCCGGCCGGCGCGACCGCGGCGGAAGCACTCGTGAACGCGACCGCCATCGGGTACAACATCAACAAGGCGCTCGACAACGGGCTGGACCCGGACCGCGCCGTGCAGATTTTCATCAAGGAGATGACCAAGAGCGTCGCGCTGGACGCCCTGTTCAACTTCGGCACGCCCCTGATCGGCCAGCTGGTCGCGAAGATCCCCGGCCTGAACCGCATCGCGGACAAGCTGCACGCCGCGTTGCAGAAGCGCATTCCCGGCCCCGCGCCGCGCCCGTCCATGCGTGACGAAAGCGTCGAAGCGCTGAAAGCTAAGGCCGGCACCCCGGCGCGCGCGAAGGCCGTAGAGGAATTGTCGACGCGCGTCGAGGGCGACTTCGTCCCGACGCCCGGCCAAGTCACCGGCAAGCCGGGTTTCGCCGAGCGCCGCGTGTTCGAAGCCTTCCCGGGCGAATTTCAGGCGCAGGAAGAAACGCTCGGCGTCGCTACAGAGCAGATGCGCAAGCAGCTGGTCGACGCCGGCAGTCAGCCGACACAACAAAAGTTGGGCGAGCAGATCGCGCGCATCACCGACGAAACAGTCAAGGCGACGAAGGCGCGCCTGCGCCCCGTGTTCCAGGAAGCCGATCGCCTGCGCGTGCAGGTCGACTTCGACCCTGTCGCGGACGTCGCGCGCAATGCGCTGGCGAAGGACGCGGCGGTCAAAGGCGGCGGCAAGCTGACCGCTACCGAGCGCCAGCACCTGCAGAAGCTCTCCGACGACGTCGCCACGAACCCGTGGTCGAGCGCCGAGAACGCACTGGACTTCCAGAGTGTGCAGAAGGCGGTCATGCGCAAGATCAACCCGGACGGCAAGCCGAGCCCGTACTTCTCGACTGTCGTCGACGACATGATCCGCGTCGCGAACGACCGCTTCGACTACGCGGCACGCAGCGTGCCCGGCGGCGGACCGATCGTGGACGCCCTGAAGAAAGCGCGCGATGACTACCGCGTCATGATGGGCGCGGCCTACGACGGTGCCTCGAAACAGGTGCTGCGCAAGGGTGAGCACGCCCCCGAGGAGATCGGCAGCTACCTGTGGGCGAACGGTAAGGTGTCTCGCATCGACGAACTGGACGAACTGTTGGGCCTTGCGCGTCGCGAAGGCGTCGCCAGTGGCGCGGCGATCGACAAGATGCGTCGGAACGTGACGCGCGGGTTCTTGCAAGAAGCCGTGAAGGACGTGAAGTCCGCCGCCGAGTGGTCGCAGGCTCTCGCCGACCCCAAGCGCCGCGCGACCTGGGAAGCGCTCACGCGCGGCCCGGAAGGCAAGGCGCTCAAGGAGACCATGGAAGTGCTCGAACAGGCGGCGCAGATGGCGACGCTCCCGAAGGCGCAGCGCCAGTCGACGTTCATGCAGGTGCCGTTGGCTCGTGCGGCCGGCGGCGGCCTCGGGATCAGCTGGGTGACGATGGGCGCGAACCCGTGGTTGGCCGGCGCGGGCCTGTCGATCGCCGGCGCGATGCGCCTCATGGCGACCGCGTACACCCATAGCGACAAGGGAACGCTCAACCTGCTCGCCAAGGTACTGCGCAGCAACAGCACGGCGACCGCGGCGAGCGCGAAAGCCTTGCAAGCACTGCTTCCCGAACTGTTGAAGGCGGCCGAGAAGTACGAAGTGAAGGATCTGTTCCTGCCGGCCGAACAGGCAGAAGAACAGTCGGACGAACAGTTGGGGCCGCGATAATGGCCGTTTTACTACGCCCCGTTCGGCTCCCTGATCGAGCGCAACGTCGCGGCTTCCCTGGCAGCACTCCCGCCGTCGAGCCGGAAATGATGGTGCCGGAAGAACTTGAAGGTCACGTCCGCACAGAAGACCACTACGCAATCCTCCTGGAGAGCAGCACCTAACCCATGGCAAACCGCAAAATCTCGGAATTCACGCTGCTCACCAGCGGGCAAGTAAGCGCGGCGGACGACTACCTGCCGATCGTCGACCCGTCGGAAGCCACTGCGGCCAGCCGCAACAAGCGGATCACGGTCGCGGAACTCGCTATCGTCATCTATGCGCAGGCGGTCGGCGGCAATTTGCTGTTCGCGCCGGACAACACCTACGACATCGGTGCGAGCGGCGCGAGCAGGCCGCGAGACCTGTTTGTAGCTCGAAATATTTATACAGACGATTTCGTAAGCATCACTGCGCCGTCCATTGCTCTGTACCTCACTAGAAGCGGTGGTGGGGATAGAGGCCGATTCATCCCTCAAGCCGCCGGCGGGGGGTTCACGGTCGACGTCGTCGATAGCGCGAGCACAGATTACGAGCCGTTCGATTTGTTTGCGGAAGTAATTACTTTCCGCACTCGCACCGGGGCCGGCACTGCGGCGACGGCGCTTTACGTTGACAGCGTAGCTAGTGCAGTCAATTTTATTTCGGTAGCGCCGGCTGCAGCCGGAGGAGCCCCCGCGCTTTATGTGGCCGGCTCAAGCTCTGATATTACGCTGCGTTTAAGCGCCAAAGGTGGCAACGGCATCGACTTCTACACTAGCGGCTTCACCGCGCTGCAAGCGGTTGTGGTGCATACCGCCTCCGCCGACCGCTACATCACCCTCACCGGCTCCAACGGCGGCAACCCGACCATTGGAACCAGTGCGGGAAATCTGGCGATTTCCACTTCGCTTATCGGATCTGGAGAACTGCGCTCAAGCGTTTCGCAAGCGAACTTCGCGGGGTTTGTATCGGCGGGAACATCCGGAAATTTTCAGGCCGGGATCAATGGCTCGGCCGCTGTTGT